AGGGTACTCCCGTGAACGCGGACGTTCGCCTAAATGGGCGTTTTCGGCCTTGCGGACTTCTCTGCGGACTGGGGCACAGAAAACGGGCCCGGCTGGAAGCTCCGGGCCCTCACTACCATGGTAGTAAACGGTCAGTTTTTTACCGCACCTTGACGATGCTGCTGCTCCGGTCCATGAACTGGGAATAGCCGATGCGGGTTGCCGCCGAGATGTTCCCGTAAACCTCGCTGGAACGGATGGACGAGTGCCGTAGAGCGTCCTTGACGTGTTCGAGCTGAAGGCCCGAGTCGAGCATATGGACCGCGAGCGAGTGCCTCAGAGAGTGCGGCCCGACGCCTTGACGGTCGATTCCCGCCTCAATGAGTATGTCCTTGATGGTACGCCACGCCTGGGTCCGTGAGAGCCGCTTCCGTTCCCTGGAAACGAATAGGAAGGCCCCAGAGGGGCGATATTTCCGTAGGAGTACCTGGAGGTCCTTGGGGATGGCAAACGTCCTTGTGAGGGGATTGGAACGCCTCTTGAGCGCTGTTATACGGATCTCCCCGCGCTTCAGGTCAATGTCCTCTGGTGTCAGTGCCAGCGCCTCGGAAACGCGCATGGCGAACCGGTAGATGAGCCGGATGAGTACACGGTCCCGAATGGGCCACCTGTCCGCCACGGCGAACACAGCCTTAACTTCATCCTGGGTCAACGCCTTCACGGTCTCCTGCCTCATCTGGAATGGTGCTTTTGTTTCACTCATTGTCCTGCCCTCCCTTGTGCGAGTTAGACTTGCGACCGTGGACAGCCTTCTATGAAACAAGGTACGACAAATGTTTCACTCAGTCAAGGGTAAAGTGTTACGGGACAGTGCCCCATTTGGGGCAAGTCGGGCGCGGCCGCTCGGGCCTCCAGCTCGAGCTCGAGCATATGGACGGCCAGCGAGTGCCGCAGGCAAGTCGGGCGCGGCCGGACTAGGAAATATAACCTGGGTTATACAACCTGGGTTGTGTACGCGCGTACAGCTGCTATTTCGCTCAGAGACGGGGGCGTTGGCATGGGCAGGACCGAGCCAGCGGAGCCGCGCAGACCCCCCTCCCCGAGGTGTGTATCCGGGGTAGTGGCTGAGGTGTAGTGAGGCTCTGAAATTATGCTCAGGATCATAAACGAGTGCAACACTTCCACCAATCTACCCATGCTAGGTTGTTTTCCGACAATGCCCGCGCGTGGGCGCTACAGGGTCGTCCCAGTCAGGCCGAGTATTGCCCAGGTTATATTTCCTAGCCAATCCAATACACTTAGAGGACTCGTTCGGGTGGTCTGTCGATAAAACCGCTGAGGCACTTGGACTTAGCGGGGGTAGAGTGCGTGATCTGTTGGCGCTACTATCGCAACCGTATGCGGTACGCAGATTTATGGGCAGGGTCGCGGGCGCCGAGGGAGTTACTGTAACTGAAAGCCACATAATGGCTTCTAAGGACCTGGAAACCAAACACCAAATCGAGGTCCTTAAAAAGGTTGTATCAGAAGGACTTACGGCTAGACAGACTGAAAGACTCTCTGAGGCCTACTCGGCGGCTTCTAGCCCGCAGGCTAGGAAGACTGTGCTCAGAGCCACAACAGGAGGGTTCGTCCCAAGTGTGGCGGACGCGAAAAAAGCGAAAAGAGTCTCTGAGGCTGGGCGCCCAGAGGAGCGGTGGGACTTCACGACTAGCGAGAAGACGGCTATCGAGAGGATTCGGAGTTTCCGGGACTGGCTCTCCAATTATCTAGAGGCGGCTAAGCTTGGGAAAATCTCCATACAGGGCGCCAAGTTCATAGCGCGCGAGATCAACAGAACAATCGGCGATATGGAACGGGCACGGGACAAGGGAGTCCAGAACGCTGAGGAGGCGGCCAGTGAATCTAAGTGAAGGAATAACTGGGTTCGTCGCTACTCTTCCGAAGTCGGCCGGGATGCTGATAAATCCGAGGCAGATCAGGGCTGACGCGGCCGTGTTCCTAAATCGGAGAGTGGGTCCATCCACCTGGGCCAAGATTCAGAATGGCTACATCAAGGCCAACCCTGGCCTGCAAATAGAATATCACCCGAGTGGCAGGTATTGGAGCGTGGAGCATGGCAACGGGCAGATAACATGGAAGACTAAACACTTTCACACACGCGGAAAGAGAATAGCTGCGTCGGTTCGCGCTACCCAGGACGCAGGAGATAGGGACCAGCAGGAGCAGTTGTTCGCTGACGACAAGCGAAGCGTTGACCTTCTTCTGTGCCTGACCATAAGCGGCGACTCCTCCCCACTTGGCGGTGTTACCAGGGAAGACTTCAAAATCTTCGGTAAGAGGGCGCTTGAGACCATGAATAAGATTTTGGAGTTGACCGGTGGATAGTTTGGGTAGCATCACAATCAAGTCGGAGCGGGACGGGCCCACTTGTCCTCTTTGTGGTTGTTGGATTCTGAGGGGTGATGTGCTACTAACTGATCCTGAGATGGGCACGAGGGAGCACAGAGGGTGTCGGGTGGCGGTCTCGGGTCCAGACCGTTACCCGCCCCTTGGTGGGCCTCTCTTTGGCTAGGCGTCCCCCGAACTGGAAGTCTGAGGATCAGAGGCAGGCGATGGTGCTTGTGAAAATGGGGGAGGCGGACCAGTTCAAGCGGACACATCGGCAGGCACTTGCCGTCTATGATCGGTTCAAGAAGGAGGCACAGCAGAGTGGGGAGTGGATACCGGGCTGGGCTGGGAAGGTGGGCTCTTGAAGGACTCGACGACCGCCTCAAGGATGGAGGCTTTGATCGGGCGCATGGAAGCGCTCGCGGGTCGGCTGGAGGCTCTGGTTGCCACCGGGGTGACGCCGGAGCCCACCGACCCGGAAGCTCAAAAAGCCGCCGACGCCTATGTGAAGCGCCGTAAGTACGAACTCGGCCTCATGGACGACTACGAGGTCACCGAGTGAACACCTTCTGGATCGTTCTCCTGGTCTGGGTAGCACTCGCAGCCGCCTTCCTCGCCCTCTGGGTCCTCTTCTACAAGGGCATGGACCCCTAAACGATGCCGTTCAATCGCCAGCACTACGAGAGACCGTCCCAAAGCTTCATCGGCACCGGGGACATCGAGGTCCCGAAGTCGATCGAGATCCCCAGGGACAAGGAAGAACTACTTGCGGAAGCCCTAGCCAACGGGGAACTGAACACTCCAGGCGCGATACGGAAGTTTGCGAAGAGTATTGGCTGGCAGCCCGACTACCTCGAAGCGAAGCGCATGTCTCGCTCCATGGAGAAGCGTGTTGCCGAGCTGGTACGGCGCCGCGCCCTCTACGCCGCTGCGAACGCTATGCCCTACCAGGAGGAGTTGGCCAAGACGGACGTTCCCGCCTTCAAGACCTTGCTCCAGGTAGCCAAGGTGCTTGACCCCGGCGGGGTGAATGTCCAGACTCAGGTGGTTGTCGACAAGAGGGACGGCGGGGACAACGAGTCCGCTGTCCGGTTCAACGAACTCATGATCGAGCGGCTCGCAGCCTCTACGGGGGCCCGACTCGCCCTTGTGAAAGGGAACGCCGTGAGACACGACCCCGTACCCGAAGCGCCGCCAACGCCCGAAGAGGCCCATGTAGGGGCCGAGCCAGAAGCCGAACCCGAGGACTTGGAGGAGACGGAAGTTCTTGAGCCAGAGCCCGGAACTCCCTCCGAGTGACGACGAAGCCCTACTAGAAGAGTACCGTAGAAGGGCCAGAACCCATCCCTGGCTCTACTACCCCGTCACCTGCGTCCCAAAGATCCTCCCATGGCACGAGTCCACGTCCAACTACCGCGTCCTGGCAGGGCCGAACGGGGGAGGAAAGACCACCGCCGGCGCAGCAGACCTCGTTTCCTACGCTACGGGGTTCAATCCCATACGGAAGGAGACGTACCAGACCCCGAACATCTGCTGGGCCGTCTGCGTCGAGTACAAGAGCGCCGGAGCCGTCATGCTCCGAAAGCTACAGGAAATGCTTCCGAGACGCGAGGACGGGGGCCGAAACTGGAAGTACTACAAGCAGGACCATCTCATCGTCCTCCCCAAGCCCTGGTACTCCGAGATTGCCCTCAAGAGCCAGAAAGAGGGGGAGTCGTCGCTCCTCGCGGAACGCTGCACCGCCATCTGGGTAGACGAAGGGGTTGGGGGGGAGAGAGGTCTTGAGAACTTTGGCGAACTCCAGGCCCGGGGACTCCCGAACCAGCCCCTTCGAATGCTTTTTACCCTCACTCCAAAGGTCGATATCGGCCTCTCCTGGATGATGAGGAAGCTCTGGAAGGAAGAGGGCAAAGAGGCCCACGAGGACTTCATCCCCGGAACCTTCTGCCAGCGGTTCGAACTCCGGGACTGCCTCATAGAACGTGGCGGCTTCTTGACCGAAGAGCACGTTTTAGCTAAGGAGCGGGAAGTAGATCCCGACGAGGCCGGGGCGAGGCTTCGAGGGGAGTGGACCCCCTTCTTCGAGCGCCCAGCATTCAGCTACGGCCTCCTGGAGAGAGCCCTTTCAAGGGCGCCGAAGCAGACCCCGGTACGACTCCGGCGTAACGGCTTCTACCAAGCCTACTTGGAGGAGGTAGACAGTGGCCCGTGCAGGTTGCTTCGAGAAAGAGAATCGGCACACACCTACCTCGCCGCCTGGGACCCAAGCTCCGGCCTGGGTCGTGGACATGACCACTCCGCCTTCACCATTTTTGACCGTGGGGACCTTACCCAGGTATTCTTTGCGAAAAGCCTCGACATGCACCCCGAGCAGTTCGCCCGAGAAATCGTCCTCCCGGCCTGCGACTACTTCAACAAGTGCCAACTCATCATCGAGAACAACGGAGAGGGCGGCGGAGCCGCCGTAGAGGTCTGTAAGCCCTACGAAAACCTATACATGCAGAAGAACATGCTCCGCGCCGGGGGCGGCTTTACCGACCGATACGGCTGGAACACCAACGAGCAGAGTAGAAACCGCATCATCGACGCCCTCATGCGGAGTCTCAAAGAGGAGCGGTGGACCCCCTCGAAGGACCTGATCGAGGAGATGAGCCACATGACGAAGAAGATGATGCCCTCTGGAGCGGTGCGGATCGAGCATCAGGACGGCTTCCACGACGACTTGGCCTTCGCCTCCGGCATCGTCCTGGCCGTACACTACGAGGAGCCGATGATCGAGTGGCCCGATTTCAACCAGTTCAAGGTGAGATACGGCCCCACCCGTAGTAGCCAGAATCTGGCCTTCAACTAGATGTTGTTGTTGATTTTTCTTGACCCACTATATCTTGTGGCGTATTACCTCGCGGCATGGCAGATCCAACCCTTCTCCAGAATAGCACCCCCGTTGAAGGCGTCACCGATCCGAAGCCTCAGAGAGACGTAGACCTACCCGCGTACCGATACGCCCAGGCCCTCACGGAGTCGGCCCGATCCGCAGCGGACCAGCGCATCTCCACATTCCCAAGAAACTGGCGCTTCTTCCGTGGTCAAGATCACTGGGGAGTGCCCGCAACGACGGCGGCCGCGAAACTGGACCAGTGGTCCTTCCGTGGAGTCGTCAACTGGCTCTACGCCACGGTCAAAACGAAGTCCGCCATGATCTGCTCCGCTCCGAACGAGATCTTCTGTGACCCCATGGACGACCAGTCGAGCTACTACGACCGGCTCCTCGTCAAGAGTGTCATCGAACACGACTTGAAGCGGCTCCGATTCAACGGGGTCAAAGAGGACGCCTATCTCTCCGGCTCCGTCACCGGAATCGGAGTGACGATGGTGACGGTGAAGCCCGACCCTCTTACCGGGGCGATGGCGACTGTGTTCACTCCCATCAAGTCCACGGAGTTCTTCCGGGACCCGTCAGCCGATTGCATCACATCTCCCAGTTGCCGATTCATCGTCTACTCCCCAGAGCTAGACATGAGCACGGTGAAGGAGATGTTCCCTCGGAAGGGGCAGTTCGTGAAACCGACGATTCGGCAGGTCGGCATGGCCCCTTCCTCCGTCACCTACCGATACCAGACCGACGAGAACCTGGTCTACGGATCGGCCGGGGAGTTCGTGGTCGATGCCCAGAACATGCTTCGAGCACGGAAGGCCATCGTCAACTTCGTCTGGATCAAGGACGAGTCGGTCATCGAGGAGTTGCAGGAGATTCTCATCAAAGAGGCAGAAATCGGCCTCCACTGCTCTGTCTGCGGCCTGACCTGGGAGCCCGGATCCATACCTGAACTTACCTCAGAGGCCCCGTGCCCCCAATGTGGGGCGGACTTAGATGAGATCGAAATACCGAAAAAGACGCAGCAGGACACCATCATTCGTAGGAAATACCCCTACGGAAGACTCATCGTCTACTCCTCCGACACGCTCCTCTTCGACGGAGAGAACCCCTACGAGATTGAAACCGTCTTCCCGTTCGCCGTCTACCATCACGACCGCATCCCAGGCGACTTTTACGGCGTGAACGACGTAGACCTTCTGGAATCCCTACAGACGGCCCAGAACACTACTGTTGGACAACTCATCGACTACGTTCGCCTCTGCGTGAACGGCCCGTTTGTCTACCCCGTGGCCTTCAAGAGCCTTACCGCACTCGGGAACACCCCTGGAGAGCGCCACCCCGGGCCAGACAACGCCCCGTGGCAGCCTCACTACGTCATTCCAGAGGGGTTCAACGTCCAGGCGTGGTCCGCACTCACGGGCTCTCTCTCCGAACACTTCCAGATCGTCTCGGGACTCGCCCAGTTGGGTCTGGGCCAGACCTCTTCGCCGCCGATCAGCGCGACGGAGGCCGAGATTGCCAACGCTCGACTCTCGGACCGCATGAAGGGGCACGCCCAAGCGTTCTCGGCCTACATGTCCGATGTGGCGAACCTCGACTGGCAACTGCTCCAGCAGTTCGCGGACTCCCCCATGAACGTCGCAGTCACGATGCCCGACTCCTCGGTCAAGTCCATCGACATCGAGCTGGACAAGCTTCCCAAGGTGAGGGTCAAGATCGAGGTCAATACCAGTGAGGCGGTGAAGGACAAGATTCTGGGCCAGAACTCGGTCCCGATCTTCACCGACCCCGCCATGATGACTTCCCCGTACTTGGATATCGTTCTCCAGGCCATCGGACACTCCCCGAATCTCATAAAGGAGTTACTGGTGCGGAGAGGTGTGCAGCAAGAAATTGGCCCCGCCTCGGGACCGCCAACTCAAGCCGCACCCCCCGCACCGGGACTTTCCCTCGTCCCAGAAGGAGGTATCAGTGCCTAGCTTG